CTATTATCGGATATGGTTTGAGCCATTTCTTCCTGAAATGGATACATATCGAAATTCACAAGACCTTCATCGAGCGAAATAATTTTTACATATGTTTTAATGAAATAATTGACATCCTTTGAGCATTTGATTACTTCTTCAACTTGCTCGGCAGTCCATTCAATAGGAACATAGGCCTTTTTTAATAATGGATTTGCTAAATAATTTTCAGACATATCTATTGACTTATCTCACAACAATGATATAATAGGCCTTGAGCCTATTCATTGGTAGTATTTTGTTTAATTAACTTCTGTAGTTCAGATGTACTACCGACAAATAAAGCATTGGTTACATTCTTTGGTTGACTAGAATCTTCCTTGAGTAGTTTTACCTTTCTCTGCAATTCCAATAAATCTTTATTTGCATCAACAATAGTTTTCATTAATGTTGACAAGACTTCGTATGCACGAGGAGATTCTGAGGTCGAGGCAATAGATGATAAATCATCAATGGACTGCTGTGCTGATTCAATAATACCTTTTAAGTTTTCTCTGGCATATTGATAATCATCAATCACATCATCATCACTAAGATTCATTTTTTGTACTGGAGTAATTTCGCGAGTTTCGTCGATGACTTCAATCATAGATTTTGTATCATCCGAAAGGCGAAAAATATCTTCCATATTCTTTTCCATACCAGTTTTCATTTTTCAATCCTATGTAATAGGAACATCTGAGTTTATATTTACCGCAAAACCGTAGTCACTATTTGCACTAATTGCATCAAGTGGAACTGATAGTGAACTATTTGCAGATGGTGAGATTAGAGGAGCACCGTTTGCATATTGCGCTGGAATAACTGTAATACGCTCTCCAATTGGTGTATCGGCCGGAGTGTCCAGGCGGATATTTGTAACTGCACGCTTGATGATACCACTGTGTGATACTGGTCCGTAAAAATAAGCCTTCATACTGAATGTGAGGTTATAGATGAGAGCTCGACGGGTATCAAAGTCACCCTCGTATGTATCCTCAAGCGCCACGTCCTGTAAAACAACCGGAGTGTCGACAACCACATCCATTTCCGGAATCAGCCGAATATTAGTCACAAACTCTGGCCTGAAATACGGAATGATTTGTTCAATAATCTGAGCACCATCATCTGCATTTCTCACAAATACTGAGAGTAGCATGGTAATATCATACGGTACTGGTACATACTGTGTATCTACTCGATCAAGATCAGATGTTTTTAATCTTACATTTTTTAGAGTCGAAGATAACTTACGCTGAGGCGCATAAGCCATGCTCTGAATTTCAAAACCCATACGAGGCAGAGTAATTGCCACATCCTGATCTAGGTTTGGATCTTGGGCAAGTCGAACAAGCCACTTTTCTTTTGGTCCATATGCCAACGGTACAGCAAGTGTCTGAATTCGGTTTCCGTTTGAGTCGAGCCGCTGAACGTAAATATCATTAAAGAGATTACCGAAGGCAATCACATATTTTCGAATTATTCCGTGATAATATTGTGCTCCAAACATGATTAATACCTATCGATTTCAGAAAATGGATTTGATTCACTGAAGTCAATTACCGCAGATGAACTGAATACTGGATCATTAGATTGGAAATACTCATTATTAGCCGAAGGTTGATTCGTTTCCAATCTATATTCCTGCATGATTGATCCACCTTCCTCAAGTTGTAGAATGGATCCATCTTCTTGGAGCATTTCATATACGAGGATGTCAGTGGAGTAGTTATCCTCGACTGCATCGATTGCCGTATTGCCGGTGTCGATTCTCTCGTTGCTGTATGTAAAGAGTTCACAACGTAGATCATATGTTTGTAATCTACCAGTCTGGTAAAATACTTGTTCGTGTTCTACAAATTTAATCTCAAATAACTTGTCGACCATTGGAAACCAGATGAGATCACCCTCGGTCGGTCTGTTATTTGTAATTGCATATCCTTCAGCTGTACCGGTCTCTAGGTTAATACCGAAGAGACTTGTGTTGGCTGAGGTGGATAAAAACTGACGAGAGGGAGCATTTGTGTCTGCTTCTTCCTGGAGATAACTGTAACCAACCTCTGTCGTAAGCCTTTCTGATCTGGCCTGATCGAATCTTTTTCTTGCAATTGTAAATGTTACTTGATCGCGAATTTCTAAATTAAAACGAGATAGAAAATCACCCTCGCCTTCAAACCCCTCGACATTCTTGATATACATCTCCATCTCGACCGCATCATCATAGGTCGCAAGAGTATCCTCACCAAAAAGAGCATCTCTTCTAGCAGAAGCTTTAGGAATATACCGCACATCATGGCCGTATATCTTGATTGATTCAATTGTTAAATCTTCAACTAGATCTTGTTCTCTAGCATATCCGAAGTTATTGAAATACTTATTTGTAGGCACAGGATCATCCTATCATATCTTGAACAGGCAAACTGTAACTGACTATCATTTCCTCTTCAAGTTTTTGAACTTCTGCCTCGGCATCATCATAAATTTTTGCACCATTAAATGTCAAGCCGCCGGGTAATTGCATACCTTCAAACTTTGTAAGGTTAGAACCCCATTGTCTCTTAATGAGAGCAGTTGCATATCGAGCCAACCAACGATCACCCCAAACATCAGAATATGTTGATGGATCTGTGATTGAGTAGGCATCGATAATTATATATTCCCCTGTTGCCACATCGTTTGTCCAATCCATATCAATATGGAGTTTATTTACGTGGCGGTTATATCGGAGTGGTTTTTTACCAACAAAGAGCTCTTCTAGTGATTCGATATGTCGCATTGCCGTGACATATGGTACGTAAGATGATGCTGAAAGATCAAATAGATCATTCAGATGAATCTGATACCGAATATTGAAAAGATTTGATGATTGAACCGCTTGTCCAATATCAAGGATAGAATTGACACCGATGATTGAGTTCGAAAGTGTTATATATCCGTTTGTTTTATCGGAAGCTGTAACGACGTGTTTTACGAGAACTCGTTCAGTGCCATCAAAGTGATAATCTTGATAATATTTTAGAGCTTCGTCAATACGATCTTCGACCTGTTCATCATCAACATTAATATCAATCACAGGATCGCCAAGACGACGAAGACAATAACTTTTAAATGCTTCTCTGGTAGATGGGACTGCCATGGTAAACTCCAGCCATTTTATTACTATTTATAATGGAAGAAGTTTATATTATCTTGCAGTTACAGCGTCAGTACCACCAGCCAAGAACTTGAGCAATTTTAAAAATTATCTCGCCCTCGATTGTTGATATGCTGAAGTTGTTCCGGTGAACGGCGACTTCGCAAGCGAAAACCACACTCGCGTATGACTGCTATTTGTGACACTATTACTTGTCCTCATCTTAAACCCAGTCGCTAGTATATCAATTGCGTTTGATGTTTGGACCGCAAAATCAAGGTCAGGAATAAAAAAGGCGTCCATAGGATTGTAGTCGAGATAAGCGTCGCCAGCGGACAGATAATAGCTCTCCGCATTATCAATAGATTTAGACCAGATAACATTGGGCCTGTGACCAGCCCAAACAAAGGGACCATCAGCATTAGCGTTACCTTCGTATAAACCAGAAGCAAAAAATCCTTCTACATCTGCAAAAGCGTAGAACACCATATTATCTGCCCCGCTTGCGTTTGTAGCGTTAGACGAACCTAACGTAATAACTGTTGAGCTTGGCGCAGTATCATTCCAACGTGTGCTAGATGTAACTGGAACTGCCGCAGCGTCCATTTCGAGAGCTTTGGTGGCACCCAAATCTCTATGGTACACTTGCGGAGAACCAGTACTGTCTAATCGCTTAACGATAACAACGGCAGGGGTTACACCTAAGCCGTGCCCGATAGTGGCTCCTCCAGTAGCGTTACCGCTGAATGTACCGCAGCTCATTTTAGCATCAGCGTTGACAGCTACAGTTGTAGTTATGGTGCCGTCAGAGTTAGAGGCCCCACTAGAGTTATCAAACTTAAAGCAGTAGACAACATAAGTTCCACCTAAAGCGTTAACAGAAGCATCTGTCCCTAACGTGAAACCGTCAGCGTCAAAGGACTTAACACCTTGTGCAACCGTGCTCTCGGCATTAGTGGCGTCAAAATTCCACTCTTTTGTGGCACCTCGAACAGAGTCATAGATCGCCCACTCTACTGCTGTGGTCCGCTTAATCCAAAGCATGTCAGGCTGAAACCCAACACCCGTTACGGCTTGCTCTGCTCCCGTTCCGGTAACGGTAACTGTTGTAAAGTGTAATGATGGATCAGTGATCGTCGGGGCTAGTGCGTCGGCAATCGTTTTGGAGTTGATCGCGTTGAAGCCGGTAGGCGGTGTGTAGGAAAATGAAGATTGCCCGGTATTTAATGTTCCAAGACCATTGGTACCGTTCTTGTAAACCAATGCAAAATTACCAGATATACCTGTGAATGCAGCGTTGGTTGTCGTGCCGTTTTCAATTTCACTAATAGTTGCGCTGTTTTGCCAAACACCATCTACACTAAACCAGATGGCTCCATTATCCATATCAACAGCAACGCCTACCGTTTTTCCAGTCGTATTCCATGAAGAGCCATATGATGACCCAGACCCAGCCTGATCTATTTTCTGCCCATTGAAAGAGTAGTACAAATATCCGTCAAGGTTATCCAAAGACGGATCGCCATTCATATTTGCAGTGTCTTCAGATATTCCAAAATAACACGACATGGCTGCACTAATAGTTAATTCCGCATACCACTTTCCGCTGCTTACAAAAAGTGTTCCACGCTGTGCTGAGTCAAAACCATTAGCTACAAGATTGCCGTCTTGCAGCGACATATTTGTTTTACTGCTATTTTCAGTAAAATTCCATGTACAATAATTACCGCTTACACCATCCTCGCTATTTGTCGGGCTATCGGAAACAACGGCGCTTGCAGCGGGGCCGTTCGTCGTTGTAATCGACATTGAGTTGCCGCTGGTATCAGTTCCCGCCTGTATGTCAGTACCGTCCTTGAAAAAGACGCCATGATTTCCAAACGTAAGTGCTTGAATTTCTGCATCTGATTTAGGCCCGTAGTTTCCGTTTATGTCTTGCTCGATAAAGTCCGTGATTGCTGTCGAGCCTGTGCCGTCAATAAGAGCAAACTGTCCAAGGTATCCACTGAATGGCCTACCGCTAGTGTCGGATCTAGAGCCTAAGTGGTGATTTTGTGTATCGTTAAAATCACAATCAGCACCAGTAATTGCGGGCGAGTTTTCCCATGTAATTTCACGGATACTGGTTCCGTCTACTACCCAAGCGCGTAAACGCTCGGATGCGGTTCCATTGTCTACATCCCACTTTACATAAAACGCAGACCAGCCTGTAAAATCCCTAAAGTCGTCAAGCGAGTACCAATTATTGCCTAACAGATTAACCGTGAGGCGATACTGCTTGTTTGCAACAGCTTGGTTGCCGAAATAAATACGATCCCCGTAAGGGTCCGTACCCGCCATAATGATATGACGCGCCGATGTGTCTGCATCGGTTGTATCAACAGTATCTAGCTTGACCCAAAAGAAACAAGAACCGGCGCGTAATGAAGTCGGCGTTGCTGCCGGTGTCCAC